CAGTCATGGCAGTGTCCTTGGATTTGTGTCAGGCCGGCGTATTCAGACGACCTTTTTAAAGATGGATTTTTTATGAATGTATATAACGGAGTGAAGGATACACCTGCAAAACTGATTTGTATAGATGGAGCCGAAATGTATAACAAATTGAGAATAAAAGTAATTTCTTTTTAAAAGAGAGACTGAAGCAGCTTGCCGCCTGAATTGAAGGCAAGAAAAAAGCCCGTCTTGATTAAGACGGGCTTTTTGGAATCTGGCAGAGAGGAAGGGATTAAGATTAAATAAAAACCTAATGATTTAAAAACAGAATATTTTTCAAAATTGAAAAGTAACACATTAAATAACAAATAAAACATCTAAAACGAAAAGAGGTCGCCTGATAACAATTCAGACGACCTTTTACATTTTGCCGTATCGAAACTTAAAAAACACACACAGAACAGCCGTCGCTTGCCCGTATTTTTGGGACTTGTAAAATAAGCCTGTCATCTGAAGTGATACTCCTTGGAAAGTTGTAAGCATGACAGCCGGAAAGACGGCACTACCAAAAAGCCGCCGTTGCGCCCATCAACGGCGGCTTTTCCAAATTTGATAAGGCATCATGTTTAAAGAACCTTGCACCATACTGAAAATCAAAAGCCGACCATTATTTTTCTGCGGATTGTGGTTCGTTGATCTCGAATTGCAAAACGAAAATGGCTGGAGGTTTGCAAGAAGAGCCATGTTTGCCAGCAAGGCGGCAGCAGAAAATATAAAAATCGGAGACAGCATAATCCCATGACAGCCCGTCAATTAGAAAACCTTATAAAAATTGGCACCGTGCAAGAGGTTGACCCAGTGTCAAACCGTATCCGAGTACAACATGGCGGATTATTTACGGACTGGCTCAAATATCAGACCCCTGCTGCCGGTGGCGTATCAATTTGGCGTTTGCCAAGCATCGGCGAAGCCTGCCTCATCTTATCGCCAAGCGGTGAAACAGAAAACGGTACCGTCTTATGTGGTATCGACAGCACCCAATACCCAGCACCATCACAAAACCCAAATGAAACCGTCGTCAGGTTCCCAGATGGTGCGGAATTCAACTACGACCACGTTCGCCGCCATTTAAAAATCAGCGGAATACAAACCGCAGACATAACTGCCGAAAAATCTGCAACGGTACACACAAAACATCTGACTATTGATAGCCCAGTAACCGATATTGAAGGCGCGCTAAATGTGAAAGGGCTGCTCACATACCAAGGCGGTATGTCAGGCAGCGGGGGCGAAGGTGGAGCGGCAGCCGTTATTAACGGAACAATTCGTCAACAATCAGGCAGCATCATCAGCAACGGAATAAACCTGACCACCCATACCCATAAGGGAGACAGTGGCGGAACGACAGGACAGCCGCAATGACCGACGACAAAACAGGACGCTTGATCGGATTAAAAACACACATTGCCCAATCAATCAAAAACATTCTCTTCACCCGCATCGGAACCCGTGTAATGCGAGAAGATTACGGCAGCCTGCTCCCTGAATTGATAGATATGCCGATGACCCCTGCCGTTATTGCCGTAAGCCATCAAGCAATAGTAACTGCCATCGCAACATGGGAGCCACGAATCAAAATCAGCCAAATCCAATTTGACGTACAGGCCGCCGCTGAAGGTCGTCTGAAAGTAGCCATACATACCGCCCTTGAAGATGGGACAGAGCAAATATTCAAAATAGAGTAAAGAAAATGGCCGAAATCGATTTAACCCGCCTTCCCGCTCCGAAAGTCATCGAAGAATTAGATTTTGAAACGATTTTCGAGCGCAAAAAAACAGCACTGCTTGAGCTTGTCCCATCATCCGTCCGAGAAACCATTGCAGCAACCCTGTCGCTGGAATCAGAGCCGCTGACAATAGACCTGCAACAGCAAGCCTACCAAGAAATGATACTTAGGCAGCGCATCAACCAAGCGGCAGCATCGACGCTGCTGGCATTTGCTCAAGGTAGCGATTTAGACCACCTTGCCGCCGCGAAGGGGATAACAAGAAAAATAGTGCGTCAATCTGACCCAACTGCCCTGCCTCCCGTCGAAGCACTTTACGAAACAGACGACGACCTGCGCCGTCGCGTCCAACTTTACCCCGAAAAACTCGCCGCAGCCGGTCCGCGCGCCGCCTACGAAGCCCATGCATTAGACGCCCATCCAAAAATCATCGACGCGCGCGCCGTCCGAGAGGTTGCAGGTACGGTCTGCGTCTTTATTAAGGCAGCGGACGGTGTGCCATCAGAAGAAATTTTGCAGGCGGCTCAGGATTATTTGAGCGCGGAGACCCGCCGCCCCTTATGCGATACCGTAAAAGTTAAAGCCGGTCGCCCGAAGGCAGTCAGGATTGCTGCAAGGATTAAATACGAATCGGGTCCGGATTTGACATTGGTAAAAAACAAGCAGCTTGATGACTTAAAAAAAATGCTCGAAAAAAACAGCAGATTAGGTGCAAGCGTCGCATTGTCAAAAATTATCGGTGCGCTGGATACCGACGGCGTTAAAAAAATCGAAATGGCATCACCGTTAGAAGACATAAATTGTAGCGACGGAGAATACATCGAAATCAGCGAAATCAGCTTGGAGAATATGACATGACAGAAAGCATAAAACCAAGCAGCAGCACCGAATTGCAACACGCGCTATCAAAACTGACATCAGCGGAACTGGCGCAATTATTTGACTTGAATGAAATCGCACGAACCCGCCGCCCAGTTGACTGCCCACCAGAATGGCTACCTTGGCTGGCGTGGGAAAACTCAATCGGCAGCGATGAAGGCTGGGACATTGCCGAAACCGAAGCCGCCCGTCGGCGAATTATCGCCGAATACATCAAAATCCACGAAAGAAAAGGGACGCCGTCCGTAATACGACAATTATTCAAAGATTTAGGATATGGCGACATCGAGATAATTGAAAACTACGGCAGTCTGTATTGGGATGGAACCGCCTATTTTGACGGAACATTCGTTTTTGGTGGACAAGAAGGCGACTGGGCAGAATACAAAATCAAACTAAGCCGTCCGATTACAAACAGCGAGGCCGAAAAGATAAAAAAATGGCTAGAGCAAATCGCGCCGCTCCGTTGCAGATTGGTTGAGATGGATTACCGGAGTAACGCCATCTATTGGAATGGCGAAATCGAATTTAATGGCGAATACAACTTTGGCGCAGCTTGAGGAAAATTATGGCAAACGCAATCGAAAAAAACGAATTCACACAAAATGTTTATCTGGTTGAGCCGGGCGACAAAGTCATCGGCGGTGCAGATGCACCAATAAACCAGCCTTTGCAGGCTCTCGCAAATAGGACACACAATTTAAACGTCCGCGTCAAGGCAATTGACAAAAGAATCAACGAAAACACCGACACCGTCAAGATTACCGGTGATCAAACCATCAACGGCGACAAAACATTCGGCGGCAATACAGTATTTACAAAAGGCATTGCCGTAGCAGCCTCGCCTGCACTTTTCTCCGCCAATAAATATATCCATATCGACTCCGACACTGATCAGGTTTTTTTACGCAACAAAAACAGCAATAAAGCACTGACTTTAAAAAACAACGGCGGCATCGAATACGACAATTCGCCGCTGCTCTTACAGCGGAGCATTTCGCACAATCCCGAACACACCGGCACCAACACCGTGCCGTCATCGTATGCCCTGTCAAAATTAAAAGCCGAAACAATCGAGGTTTCGCCATCTTCAAGCGGCTCAAAGCATCGGATATCCATCGGCTGGGACGTCCCCGGACTGGTGGCAAAAGTTGACCAAACATTTGTCAACGTATCAGCACCAAGCGGCACGGTTGTCGCCTTAGCGGGCGAAGCAGTGCCTTACGGCTGGCTTGAGTGTCACGGTGCGGCGGTATCCCGTCAGACCTATGCCACGTTGTTCGCCGTTATCGGGACGCGCTACGGCGAAGGCAACGGCAGTACAACATTCAACCTGCCAGACCTGCGCGGCGAATTTATCCGCGGCTGGGACGCCGGGCGCGGTCGGGACGCCGGTCGCGTTTTAGGCAGTTGGCAGGCGGACGAGTTCCGCAGCCATACACACGGCATCGGGGTGCAACGGCGCGCCGATACCGACCGGGGTCAGAATTCATCGCTTGTATCCGTCGATACAGAGGGAACAACCGACGCCGCAGGCGGTGTGGAAACGCGCCCGATGAACGTAGCCATGAAATACATCATCAAAATTTAATTTGAAAAAGGTCATCTGA